GTATCAGAATCAATTCTATGAGACCCTGGCATCTGACTCAACGCCATTTTTATTGTCTCCACATACTGCATCCCGGCACCTTCTAGAAACTTGTGAGAATCCCCTTCCAAGGGCAGCACGTCATTTCCGAATTCCACATCAGCAACATTCCATGCCAAGTACCCCCCAGGTCGCAACCATTCCACCGCAGTCATGAGGGTGGGATACAGGAATCCTTCGCGCCAGGCGTCATAGCCTTCAAACTTCTTGTAGGATTGCCCCGCATCTTCAGAGTAGGCTTCTTTCGCAAAGTATGGGGGACTGGTGAATACGAGACTGAGTTTGCCCCTGAACCGTTGGAATAATCGGTCATGCTGCATTTCTTCTGATCCCTTTTGCCAGAATTGAAAATGGTTGTGTTCCACGTCCCACAGACCACCCTTCCGCACATGCTCACAATAGAAGTCATAAATTTCATGATACTTCGTGCGGCCAGGGGTTGTGTTGTGGTCGGTGTTTGGGTCATTGCCTAAGTAGGTCAGATGCCTTGCATCTTCAACTGCCAATGCGCCGAGCAAGCGGCCACCCCAACCCGCCGACGGGTCCCACACATAAATGGTGTTCTCAGACTTCCAGGGTTCAGTATACTTTTCATAGATATACTTGGCAACCAATGGAGGAAAGTTGACGGCGTACTGGCTGAAACTGACACGAAAGGCTTTCAGCCCAAGTGGGAATACCTTCTGCCCCTTTTGGTAGACGCGAATGGCATAGGACTCGGATTTTTCAAAGTCCACATTGGTCATGCACCTGGCGGGAATCAGGGCATCGACAGTCAAGGCTTCAATATCTTGACGGGAGATGCGCAATGCGGCGGTGGTTCTGAGTTCTTCTTTGAATCCGGTATACTCCGCATCCTTCATGGGGGCGAGCCAGTAGTCATAGTTCCCACGGTTCCGCCAATTCTCACACTCAAAGGCAACAACCCATTCTGTTGCGGTGCGTTCTACAGGGAGGATGCCCCGGTGATCGTCTTGCATGGACTTGACAGTGAGGGAATAATTGTAGAACCCGTCACGCTTGAAGTGCCGGGTCGCATAGACGATGAACGGGTCAAGCAGTTCCGGTTGTTTGAACCAATCGTAGATTGATCGGCCCAGTGACAGATTCTTACTGTAGTTGATTTTCGTTTTGAACATGGTGGGGAAGAATTGATTGACCGCGTTCCCTAGGTTCGTGGTGCAGCGAAAGAGGTTATGTTCGCCGGTGACACCATCAACACCCTCATACTGATGGACATTGACGCCTTCCATCTTCTGAAACTGTTCAATGATTTCGTGCTTGTCAAACCCCATACGCGGAGGCAGACCTTTTTCGTCCCATAGGTAGACCACGGTATTGCGGAGTTCTATGCACCAGGAACGAAACTCGTCGGTCGTCATCCACAGAAGTTCTTCAAAGGTTTTGTTGACCGGGGACTCCATGAGTTCCCGATTGCGTTCATAGAACCACTGAGTCATAACCAAAAGAGTCCTTCGTTCGGTTGATAGATCGTTTGAAGCCCTTGCTCGGTGTACACATACACCTCAATGTTCTTCTTTCGCGCTTGAGCCACCATGTTCTTTGTGCCTTTAGAATGCTGAATATCGTTATGGAAGGCAATCACCTTATCAGGTTTGCCTTCTGTGAGCATTTGTGTGTTGCGAATCGGACCTGCGGCGCGCCCATATTGCTTCCACTTCGCAGGAAATGGAAGCACCGGAATTCCAAAATACTCCGCTGCATCTCTAGCAAGCAAATCTGCGCCCACCTGCTCCCCCTCAATCACCACATCGGGGTTGAGGTCTGCCATCACATCGCAAATCACTTTGTAGTTGGTCCAATGCCTGTCGCCGCAAAATAAAATTCTCATGGTGTTAGTATAGCACAATGGGAGGGAGTTGTCAAGATGTCTTTTTACGTGGACCGCGGCATTTTCCTAGCAAGGAAGCAGAAATCTTTTCTCTAGTTTCTATAGAAGTAGTGTGTCCTTTGTGACTATCGCTCATCTTTTTTCTTGTTTTCAGAGAAGCAGTAGAACCTTTTCTTGATATTTTTTGTTTATATTCTATGGAATAAACTCCAGTCTTACCTTTGTTCCAGGGGTTACATCCTTTTCTCTTTTTCCCCTGCCTACTTGATATTTCAAAAAGTAACTCTTCTCTTCCAACGAGTCTTTGCATGCCACGACATGCGGCATCGTCCTCCCAATGACCATTCAATTCAAATAATAATTTATGCACCTGAGCATGTTGTTCTGTTGTCAGGCTCACTAAGTTATCTGCCGCGTCAACACCATCAAGACTTCCAAATCTCTTCTTCCATTCATGCTTCGGTATTGTATGATGTATCATGTCTAGTTACCCGCAACATTCCAAAAAAGAATTTTCTCTGGTCGTTCGTGCGTCTTATACCATTCTACCATAGGAAACCATCCCTTTGCGTCGTAAGTTTTGACGGAATTGAATGGAGGCATTTCGTGCTTCTTGACTGCTCGTTCAAAGGTATAGGGGGAACGGTGTAATCTGGCTCTGCCTATCTCCCTCGGATTCATGATATGCCCCACCGACACCACATGCACTTCCGCCGACGGCCATGCCATCTGCAATCCTCTATTCAAGGTGCCGCTGGAACCGACAGACCATACATGATCGGGAACGAAGGGAATTTGTTGTTGGCAGACTTGGATGATACTCTCCATGACGGTTGGATGTTCTAAACCGATTGGGAGCATAGCACGATTTTTTTGATCTTGGTGTTGATATTCTCTGGCTCTGGCATTCGTGACATTGAGCATACCGTCATGGACCCAATGGTAAAACGCACCCAGTTCAATGCCGCGTTTCTGGAAGTCTGTATAGTTGGCGGGGTCCCGGTATGCCATGAAGAGATGCACCGTTTTTCCGTAGCGTTGAGCGGCCGCAGGAATGGATACTTGAGCGTAACCTGTGGCTGGACATGCGCCATAGACGATTTCTTGTTCTGGCATGGTCTTGACAAGATAATCCACAAACCGTGCCTTGGAACCGTAGCCGAGAAGATCATCACGAACAACAAGGTAGCCTTCATGATCGTGAATCTGGACAGGTGGATTAGGGTCTGTCCACTCTAGCATGATGCCTTCCAGTATTCGGTAAACCCAAGCAATCCGGCAAGTGTCCGTGCGCGTTTGGAGGGTCCGGTGCATGCCGTTTGGAGAAAGTAGGAGGTTTTCGCATTGGGATAGAGCGAGCGTATGAGTGCATAGTCAGGAAATTGCTCGGCGGTCAGGTCAATGATCGTGCCGGTGGGATAACGAAGGAACCGATGGAGTCCTGGGTCGCCAGGAATAACCAACGAACAGGGCACCGTCCCTTTCGGGGATAGGTAGAAGTAGGCAAACTCACTGACGAAGTAACACGCGCCGCGCGTAGGGTTAGGCTCAGACCAACCAGACCGAAACGCCGGCTTGATTGCCTTGGCACCCATCGTGCGCAGGGCATCATACATGGCAGATCGGGTGACTCCTGCGACACGAAACATATTGTCAAGTTCTTCATCAGAGATTCGCATTAGTTCTCTCTGTGTGATTGCACCGTAGTTGCCGCGAGTGGGTTGTTGTGATTCGCCACCGCTGTTGAGGTGTCCTTACGGCCGTAGGTCTTGTCCTTACCGGAAATTCGCAATTGCTGTTCCTTGCGTTCCACCACTTGCTGAATCTTCTTGAACAACTTCTTACGCTTCTTCTGTGCCATCTGTAAGGTTAGGTTGCCCACATGCTTTGTGTAGACGATGCCGTTCAGATGGTCCAGTTCATGCTGTGCAATTCGTGCGGTCGCGCCGTTCCACACGGCTTCCACAGGCTTGCCAAATTCGTTGAGGTATTGGATACGAATAGTCTCAGGGCGCGTGACAGGCAAATAGAGTCCTGGGAAACTGAGGCATCCCTCTTTGCTGTAGGTGGTATTCGGTGACGATTCAACGATGACCGGGTTGATACAGACAATTCCACCAGCCATGACAAACAGACGATAGGGGAATCCGCACTGTGGGGCTGCGAGTCCTGCCCCGCCATAATGGTTCATGGTATGCAGCAAGGCATTGGCAAAATCCACGATGTTGACCGGAGAATCGCTGACGTTGAACTGCGGCTGCACCATTGCCAGCATCGGGTTCTTGTCATTATACAACGGAAGCAACTGGGGAGTCGGCTTCGTGATTTGCGGTGGTGCATCCGTGCGATAGACGAATTCCTTCAATGGTTCTTGGACAACGGGCTTGAGTTCGGTGTTCATAATGTTCTCCTAGTTGACGATTCGTGAAAAGTTTTGTTGCTTGCTGAACTTCACTACATTGGCAAACTTATCCTGTAAAATGTCTCCTCTATGCGAGATCACAAAAACATTCGTGGCTTCAAGGTTATGGAGAATTTTCATGAGTTCTTCGGTGCCAGTATTATCCAGACTGGAATCAAAGATTTCATCCAACAGCAAGAGGTTGGTATCCGCCGAGTGCTTCAACTTTGCCACCGCACGCCAGGTCAACACTAATGCCATATCTATGCGTTGCTTTTCCCCTTCAGAGAACGAGTGATAGGTGAATTCATCCCGGTGCCGAGACTTGATCGTTTCCTTGAATGTTTCATCAAGATTGAAGTTCACAAAGAAGTCCATGCTCGCCAAGTATTTATTCACCAGCGTATTGATAATCGGGAGATACTGGCGAATAATTTTCGTCTTGATACCCGTATCCTTCAACAGCATGCCAGCGGCTTCCAGATAGGCACCTTCGCTAATCAATTCCCTCTTCTCCACTTCCAAACTGGCTTGGAGTGCAGTCAGTTCTGCCAAGCGTTCCTGCTCACGCCCGGTGGTCTTATGCTTGGTGCGGAATTCCTCAATCTTCAACCTCAGCTTATCCATGTAGCGTTCAATCTGACAAGTGGTGTTGTGGTGGGTGGCAATCACTAGGTTGTGATTCGCAATCTCTTGTTCTACTTTTTCAATCTGCCCCATGCGTTCTTGGGCATCAAGAAATTTCTGTTCCAATTGTTTCAGCCCCGATTCACATTCCCCAATCTTGGACCCTAACAGGATGATCTGGTGTGTCTTGAAGGCTTCGGCAATCTCTTGAACACAAGTCGGGCAGGTTTTCTCTGACTCGTAGAACTTGGATGTTTTCTTGTGCTTGGATAAGACATTCTCAATCTGCGCTTCAAGTTGTGTGATCTTCTTGATTGCGAGCGCCGTCTTGGCTTTGTCCATGATCTTGAAATTGAGCGCAGTAATCGCGGTGGCGCGATCATTGATTTCAGCACGCACCCGTTGATACTCCGCTTCATTCTGCGCGAGTTCCTTTTCATATTCCTTGATTCGGGCTTCCGCGTCTTGCACGGCTTCTGCAATGAAGCGTTTCTGCATCGTGATCTTCTCTACCGCACTGTCAATCTTGAGGGAATTGCTGTTACGGTCCAGTGCAAGCGTTGAAAGGCGGTTCTTCACCAACTTGTTCATGCGTGAGAAGATTTGAATGTCCAGCAAGTCCTCAATGACTTCGCGCCGCTCTGCCGCTTTCAATTGCATGAACGGGGTAAAGCTGGCAGACCCCAAAATGACGATCTGTGTGAAACTCTTGTGGTTCAACTTGAGGATGAACTTTTCAAGTTGTTCCTGATAATCCCCTGATGCGGTTTGGTCAATCATCTCTCCGTCACGGTAGATTTCAAAGGTGTCAGGCTTGATGCCGCGCACGATCTTATAGTCACGGCGGTCAGCGGAGAATTCCACTTCCACCACCGTATCCCTGTTGTTGATGGAGTTGACGAGTGAAGGCTTATTGATGTTCCTGAACGGCTTGTTGTATAAGGCGTAGCAGAGCGCATCCAAGATGGTAGACTTACCCGATCCATTCTCTCCGACAATCAAGGTGTTTTGGTGACCGTTGAGGTCAATCTCTGTCCAATAGTTCCCTGTTGATAAGAGGTTCTTCCATCTGAGGGTCTTGAATTGTATCATAGCATCGCCGTTTCTGAGTTCACAGCTTCCACGTATAACTCCTGTAATCGTCCTTTGAGAATTTCGGGGTCCACCCCACCAGGCATCGTCATTCCATCCACACATTTGCGAATGATGGTGACTGTATCCTCAGCCTGATCGACACCCACCTGTGAGGCATCCAAGTCTGACTCGGTGTAATCTTCTACCACGGTCACGTCTAACGGACTGACTTTGTAGAGGGAGTCTAGCATCTGGTCAAACAGATACGGATTCTGCTTGCGTGTGACCACAACCTTGACATACGCATTCGCATAGGTTTGGAAGTCATGGCGTTTCCAGAATTCAAAGTTCTGCACCGAATCGTCATAGAGAATCTTGTGGAACAGACGATAGGGATTCTCAATGAAGGTCAGTTCTCGCGTCTCGGTATCCAGAATATGAAACCCTCGCGGGTCTTTATAGTCTGCCCAAGTGATTTCCACCTGATTTCCAAGGTAGTGAATATTTCCATCACTGGACTTGTGGTGGAAATGTCCAGAGAGGACCATATCAAACCGATCAAAGGTCGCTTTGCTCATGCCTGATAGACAGACGTTCCCTTGATCCATTTCAAACCCTGTAATTTCTAGGTGCCCAAGAATGACCGGGGCTTTTGTGGTTGCCAGGTAGCTCATGGATTCTTCGTAGTTACCTGTATTGATCCACGGCACCAAGGCACATAAGAGACTGCCATACTGCATGTCCTGGGGTTCGCTGAACACCCGCACATGGGGGTGCTTATGGAGTAATTCATCCAGGGCATTGATCTTGTTGGTGTTGCGATAGTAACAATCGTGGTTGCCTGTCAACAGGTCAATAGGAATGTTCATCTCGTTGGTCAGACGATCAAAGAAATCTGTTTTCCACCTGTTCCAAATGGCAAAGTTGATAAACTTGCGGCGATCCACCACATCACCAAGATGCACTACACGATCAACCCCATGCTTTTCAAGAGCGGGAAAAAAGATGTTATCCCAAAACCGAAAGAAGAAATCGTTGACCTGCACATTGTCGCCTCTGGCGCCGGCGTGAGTATCATTGATAAGCGCGAGTTTCATTAGTCCCCCACAAACTTGAGTGTGCCGTAGTATTGACTGGCTTTGACTTTCACTTTTCTACGAACCTTGTTCTTCCGGCCCTGTTCGTAGGAATGAATAAAGTCGGTGATATTTTCATAGACCTGGAAGGATCGGCCCTTATCCTGTCCAATACTATCCAAATCGTGCATGTTAGATTGCTGAAGCAAGCCGAGTTGTTCCGTAGCCTTATACTTGACATAGAGTTGCTTCTTCTCTTTGCTGATTCGTCGTAGGAATGCCCAATAGATGATCTGCGTGAAGTAGGCAAAGGGATTCTTAGAAATCTCAGGGTCAAAGTTGTGAACATACTGGACACAGTTCTCCACCGCATCCCCGATCATGTCCTCACGAAAGGTATAGGACATGAAATTCGGCTTGCGAGACAAATGTTCCGCGATCTTGAAAAAACACATGCCAATATAGTGACTCAGTTCCGGCACAGGTTTCTTGCGTGCCTTGGCTTTGTCAACGAGTTTGCGGTGTTCTATCAGTGCGGCGAGAAATTCATCGTTCTTCACATAGTCATTGCGCATAATCCTCCTAATGGGAAATCTTTGAATTGCCCCAGGTCAAATCTTCTTCAAAATAAGCAATCAATGCTTCATTGTTGCGTTCATCCGTATTGGTGTTCGTTGCCCAACGCTTTTTGGCGTCAGCGTATTGCACGGTGATTGATGTTGAAAGTTTTGCCACTTGGGTTGAATACAATTTGCCCATCGTGGCTAACTTATCATCTTCAATCGCTGCCCAGGCTTTATAGAAACTCAGCAATTCTGGACTAGGGTTCATCAACCCCATAACCCTTGGGGCCCCAATGCGAACCACAGGGCTGACGAGAAGTTCGTTCGGCACCCACGGCTCTAACATGAATCCCAGAATGCCCCCAATAGGTCGGTCTGTAATGACTCGCGCCGGCTGATGGAGGAGATACATATTATGCGCGGCGGAAAATGGCATACCTTCGTGTGTATTGGCAATCAGGGTGACGCCGTTTTCCAGCATCATCATAGTTATTGCAGACTGTGATTGGTAGGATTCTCCGTGGCCAGTTACTATACTCATTTCAAATATACTCACTTCAAATCAATCAGGTATTGGGTAAAGGTGAATTTTTCACTGTTGTATATTATAGCACGATTTGTGAAGTGTGTCAATAGGAAGTTAACCCGTTTTCCAATCCGCAAATCATCAACAATATCAAAGAGGGTAACATGGGTTTTCCCTTCTGCCTTTCTCAATCCTCTTCCAATAGATTGTAGGTTCCGAATACGAGACTTGGACGGTGCAGCGAACACAACATTATGGAGGTTTTTGATGTTGATGCCAGTGCTGAACGTCCCATAAGACGCAACGATAATAGCATTGTCGCTTTCTTCAGTAATCCGGCGGATTTCTTCGCGGTCCATCGTCTCAACCCCACCATGCACAAAGAACACCGGTCTCCCTTCAGTGGCCCCATCCCGAATTGCCTCATGTATAGGGACACCATGTTTCTTCACCAATTGGAATAACACTAACGTATTGCCTTTCAACGAAAGGGCTAGGTTTTTTACAAACTTGGTTCGCGCAGGATAGCTGACCACGGCATCATATTCTTCTTGGTAAGTGGACTTTCTCAAGGATTGACAGACCGCCACAGGATACTTGAGCACCAGGCACTTGATCTTGAGGGTTGCCATGTTCCCTGAATCCATCTGTTCTTTGGTCGTGGTCGCTACAAAGACTGGCCCAAAGTGTCCTTCCAAGACCAACCGATTCGTTTTGGTGCCATCCAAGGTGCCAGTGGTGCCGACCCGTACATCAGCGTTGGAGAGACCTGAGAGAATCGTGGTGAGGGATTTGGCTTTGTGCTGGTGGGCTTCATCCCCAATAACAAAATCAAACTGCTTGAGATAACTGGGGTCTTGCTTGATAAGGGATTGCCAGGTGGAAATAGTAAGGAACTGTTCAGCCTTCTTCTCTTTCCCGGCATACATGCGATGCACAAACTTGTCTACGTGCCATCCATAGTCACGAAAGTCACCAAAGAGTTGTTCCACTAGTGACGTGGTGCCCACGATTATCAGACCCTTGATATGATTCTGTTGCAAGTAGCGCACGATCAGATACATAACCAGGGATTTTCCACTGGCCGTCGGAGAGAGAATCAGGATACGGCGATTGCGAATGGCTCTCGCAAAGGCTTCAATTTGATAATCGTGAGGGGTGAACGGAAGGCTCAAGGAATCGGCAAAGGCTTGGGCTTCCGCGATGGAGAAGTTCGTGGTTAGGAGAACATCATCATTGAATTGCAGATTGTAAGCACGGTCTGTAGCAAAGTTTTGGAGATGAGGATATAGACCGTAAGGCAGAATGCAGTAACGACGATCAAATAGGCGTATCTTCCCATCCCATCTCCCGGCTTTGAAGAGGGGCTGAAACTGATGCCCTGGTACAAAAAATGCAAAATACTCGGACAACTCTTGTGAAACGGAATCATCACAAGAGACGTGAACAAATGCTTCATTTTTCTTACTCACCGATATCAATGCCCACCACCTGCAATGAAAATTTCCCATTTCACAATGTCTTTGAGGGCGAAGGTGCGGGAAGCCAGTTCTTTCAAAATCCGTTCACAGATATCTAAAATTTCTTCGTGCACCGCAAGCACCGCCCGCCCATTGAGCAAGTCCTTATCGGACTCCATGTAGGTTGAGAGGTCGCCTTTGAGGGTATAGGGAAACGGGGCCCATTGGCATTTCGTCAAGGTCTCTTGGTCCAGTCTGCCAGTGTAGTATTCGTGCTTCAGGCGTTTGAGTTTGGCAACTTTGCGTTCCCCGGTTCTCAAGGCTCTGCGGTGGGAGGAGAGAATGTTCAGATACTTAGCATGCAGCACAGGAATTTTACGCAATTCCTCCGCTGGCTCAAGTTTGTCCATCTTGGCATCAGTTGCCCATTCTTCTAACAAGGCATCCACTTGTTCTTCTGAGGGTGCAGAAACTTTCATGGTAGCATCACTTCCATCCAATGTTCACGGTTTTCAACAATCGGTCGTTTTGAGATCATGAGAGCATAGGCTTCTGCCATCGTCATATTATGATACTTGCGGAGATACCAGGCAATCGTCAATGGGGAGCGTTCCATACCGACAGCACAATAAACTAAGAGTGGGTTGTCTACTGCCAAATGTTCATGGATATAATCGGCCGCGGCATCCATTGATTTTGGACGAACTCCCATACCCTTATCGTGATACCATGTGGTGACAATATGTTTGCTGGTAGGGTTGATGCCAGGTTCGCCATACCACATGACACAGAGAGAATCAATGGTCGCATCGCGCCCATCCACCATGCTACCCAAATACAAATTTTCAATAATCTTTTCCATATCAAACCATTATAGCACAACGAAGGGTGAATGTCAAGTGTATCGTGGGGTAAACACATAATTGTGGCACTGGCAGACCGCCACATCGGGGGAGTTCCCGCGTTGGCACTTCGGGCATATCCACCCCATGCGATAGGGTTGCATCGGCAATGGGGTATTCAGAGGCATGGGGTCAGGAGTGACCCACGGTGTAGAAATCGCACCATTGGGGCATCGTCCAGTGATTCGGCATGCACCGGTGCAATTACAGGTCATGGCAATACCTCAATGTCATACAGATCAAAACGAAACACCTCATCCGCCGTGATCGGTTCATCCGGCGCCGTGGCAGCGGAGAACATAATGTCCGTCAGAGAAGTGGGGAAGCAGTTGTAATACTTGACGCGAATGTGGGGATTCTGTTTGGAGTCCA